GGCCTGCCCGAGGATTTCTCCCTGGTGGGCTGGCGAACTGGCTTCACATTTATTGTAACGTCATTTTTCATAGCGTTCAATAGAACCGTCACGTTTTATGATCATCATTTTCTGAATCCGGTTTTGTCCTTTGAAACGTCTGATAGCCTGTTGCACAGCGATTCTCTCATCTACTCCACATCTTGATAAATCTAAGACAAAATTTCGCGCTTGTTTGCTAGCTCTCTTAAACTGATCCGATATCGTATTCTTTTCTGATGAGCCTTTAGGAGACTTAATCTCCCAAATTTCCCCATTAATTTTCACATCCGGATTCTTAACATTAGGCTCCCTGCTGATAGGAAGAAACTCAATATCAAAGCCATGACGACTTAACGTTTCTACTGCATTGACTTCATGCTGTTCTATCTTCAAACCCTCAGCATATTTAATGCTACCAATTGGATTTTTATTGCCGATATTCTTTCTTCCCGATAGCCTTTTTATTTTTCTACGCGGTTTGATTCCCTTTTTGAAGCTTTCAGGGAATAGGTGACGCATTTCTTTAACGATCAGATACTGGTTGTTGATGTCCCCGCCGTCACTGTCGACCTGGGCTTGTGCCGCCTTGTACTGCGCATACAACGCGTCCGGGTCGTAGCCCGTGATGTGCGCGCTTTTGGCTTCGAAGGATGGGACGATCTCGCAGTCGCAGTCATTGTGGAAGGTGCCTTCAACGAAACCGGCTGTCTCTTTCGTGCGGTACACGAAGCCTCTGGATGCGAGCATGGCGCACCACGCGCACGTGCGGGAGCCGCGAGGAACCCTGGCGTAGCGCGGTTTGGCCGGATCGAGCTCAACGTTCCTGGCCACAGTGTCGCGGCCAGAATACTTAACCCAGGCTTGCACGCACCCCTCCAGTACGCGCCGCACCTGCACAGGGTCATCACCCCACAGCCCGCCTGCAGCCCACCGCACGGTCTCCACAATGGCCTCACGCTTCACGCCACTACTGAGCACGGTCTCGTAAGGTGGCAGGCCTGCGACTTTGCCACGCAGGTTCTCGTACCACTCAGCAGCAGCAACAGCCGCAATATCCCCATAGGTTGCTGCCAGCTGGGGCAGGAAGTCGAGCAGCGCGTCACGCACTACAGTGGGCTGTGTCAGGTCGAGCAGTGCGAAAAACTTGCGCAGGTCGCGTTGTGCCAGGCGAACGATCTTGCGTGTCTGCTTCGAGTAGCCGGACAAGTTTTCGCGTGTCGCCACTGCTCGTCACCCCTCGGATGCTTCAGGGTCTGCCTCGTCTGGCAGCTTGGCGAGACGGTCGAGCACGCCTCCGGCCGCGCTGCGTGTCAGCTCGGTTTTCATCTGCTTGATCTCTGTATTCGTGAACCCTGCCCTGCGCATTCCAACGGTCGTGCCAGCAGCGTCGGGAATAGCCTGCGCAATCTTCACAATGAAATCGGATGCGGCCTGCGGGGACACGTACCGTGCGGGAGTCCAGTTCACGTCAAGCTTCCACGAATCCGCAGGCGGAACGTCCAGGTTGTCACGCACCATCACGATGTCCTCAGCGACTCTGCGCAACGCGGGGCGGAAAATGCCCCACTGATACTCAGCCTCATCACTCAGGGAGTATTCGGCGGCTTGCATGGCTTCAGCCGACGCTGGGTTATCCCCGAAAATCCCCACGCTACTCATCGGCAGGTTCACCGCCGCGCACATGTTCTGCGCCAACTGCCGGTACATGCTCAGGTGCGGGTCCATGCTCATCTGCGGGAACTGCCCCACAGTCGGAGCCGAGCCTTCCTCGTTCAGTGTGAGGTTCAGGATGCGTCCCATTGTGGCTGTCCACCTGTCCACGCCCTCGAACGCGTCAGGGTCAGTGCCAACCGCCCACCTTTGCGGGCTGGAGAAGAACTCAGCCGATGTTTCCGTGCGCACCAGCGTCCTGATAGCAGCGTCCGTCAGGTAGCGTACTTCGCGAGTAATACGCGACCGGCCAAACCTGCGGCCAAGCTGCGGGTCATACACCAAAGGCTCCACCAGCACGCGGCCCGTCCTGTTCGCCATCCGCGCCATGCGCCACACGCCACTGTCACGAGAGGCCTGCACAATCGAATCAGGAAAATACAGGACAAACCCGGTAGGAACCGAAGTGGAAACATACTTCACGTCTGTTGGCTCGCTGCGCGTACTTGTCACGGCGAGCGCGGCGCGCAACACGCGCGTCCTGGTGTCGAAAATGCCGGTCGTCCACCTGGCTGAGCGTGCCTGCACCATTACCTCAGGCTCGCCCGCCTGCGTGTCACCAGGCAGCACGGTGAGGAAGGAGCAGGCTTGTTTGTAGGCTGCGCTGATTCCCATTGCGAGTTCGGATGTGAACGCTGAGCGCTCCAGTGTCTCGCCCAGGTCGAACGGGTCCAGGGAGCCGTCGAGTGTGAAGCCTTCGAATTTGTGTTTGCGTGCGAGCATGCTGACGGCTTTTTGCGGCCAGCCCAGGGCGACGCGCACCTGCCGCATTTGCGGGGGGATGCTGATCCCGAGGTCTTGGAAGGCGCGGTGTCCGTCGTAGTACGCGTCGAGGAGATCATTCTTGAAGGCTTTTGCCTGGATCTGGTTCCACATGGCGGTGAGCATGGCCTGCTCGCTGCCTGTCAGTTCCTCAAACACCGGTGCGCTCATAGGATGATCACTCCTTTCCCGCCTGTCACTGCTTTCGGTCTGCGTCTGGTGGTTCTGGCTGCCCAGTGCGCCAGCGTGACCGCGTCCATTCCTGCAGCCGTCGCTCCTTCGGGCGCGGCCCACCCGAAGCCGCCCGCGCTGCCGATCTTCCTGCGCACGATCACGTTCACCTCGCTGGCCAGTTCGTCGTCTTTCAGGTGCGTGATGGTACCGTCTTTGATTGCCGCGTCCATCATCGAATGCGCGGATATCACGTCGTTCACGGTGGGGGTCCAGATCACCCGCGAGGGGATGCCGTTCGCCCTGAGGCGGTCGATGAGGTCTGCCGCGCCGCTCTTCCCATCGACCACGATCTGCGCCCACCTGTCCTGGTACTCCAACAGGTAGTCGACGATCCACTGCACGCCATCGCCCATCGTGCGCACACCCTGACGGGTAGCGAGCTCGACGTGGACCTGCTGCGACCTGCCGCGCTCCCTGCCAGCCCTGGCCACACCCACCGTTGCGCCGTCAATACTGAACCGGACGGCCGCGCACCACTTCAAACCAGCCGGAACCTGCCCGGCTGGGATTTCCAGCTCACCCCACCGGCCTGCGTTGATCGCACTCTGGACGTTCTTCCCGTCCCACAGTCCGAGAGCTTCACGCCGGAAATTATCCACCGACCCCAACAGCTTCTTCATACGCAGGACAGCTGTCTTACTCGTGCGGTGCGGAAAGCTCGGGTTGGCTTTCGCTATCTGATCCCAATCCAGTTTGCTTCCCTGCCACAACGCGGGGTCAGTCCCATCGTCCGCGCCGAACTCCACATACAGCGTGTCTTTGTCGCCTGCGAGCGCGTCGGCGCGCCTGGCTTCGAACACTTCACCCGGATCCTTCGGCCTGGGCGGGGTTCCCATCAGCAGTACGAGCCCGTTTGGTGCCGCGTTGGTGGCTGGCACCATGTCGCTCATGGCGTTCTCGGTCAGGATTTGCGCCTCGTCCAACACCAGCATGTCGACCTTTGCGAAGCCACGACCGAACCCGGATTCGCGCGCGCCGAACAAGATTCGTGACCCGTTTTTGAACAGGACGGCCTGTTCGCCGTTCGTCGCACGCACCGCGCTCACATATGCGGCCACTTTAGGTTTGCGGCTCATTGACCGCATTGACTGGAACGTCTCATTCGCCGTCCTGGTCCTGTGCGCTGTCCAAATCACTGTCAACCCAGCCTGCAACATGCACAAGGCGAACGCTATCCACCCAACCGTGTAGGTTTTGCCCGTCTGGCGTGGGATGCTCATGACGACGCCGCCGACGCCAGCCGCATACTGGCCGCCCCGACGCTTCGCCAAAATCAAGCTGCCCAACCCGTCCTGCCACGTATCAAACGTGACACCCAGCCTGTCGCACTGCGCCCTGACAGCAGAAAACCCAGTGGACTTGATCCCACTGGGCACATGTAATTCTTTAGCTGCTTCAGATAGTAGAGGGGTCGAACTCCTCGTCACGTGTGTCAATGCGACCCCCAGCCTCTGCAGTGTCTTGAGTGTCGATCGCCTTGATTTCTCTGGCGATATCCATCAGCCGCTTCGTCAACGCCGCCAGATCACGCGCGGGAGTGTCAGGATTTTCGACCGCCCTGGCAACCCTGTCACGCATCGCGACCAGCAGTTCACGCGTGGAACCATCCGACGCGGCCTGAGTCACCGACAGTTTCCGCTTGGATCGGCGTTTACGCTTGGGCGGCTCAATGTCCATGCCGCCTACTACTTTCATGCCCGACACCAACACCACCACCCTTGTTGCTTATGTGAATCGTCTGCCTGTCACGCGGATCAACCGCTGCTTCGAATAAAACTCAACACTGACACCATCAATCACGCGCCGACTGCCCGCCTGCTCACCAGCCTCAACGAACAGGTGAACGCCATTTCCCGACACGGAGCGCTCAACAAACACGACCGGCAAACTCACCGACTCGATAAAGCTGCGTGCCTGCTCGTCCGTCACATGATCTAAGTCAAAACACGCCAACCCGCCGCCCAGCATGATGCCAAACCCGTCACCCGCGCCACGCTGAACATCCGCATATGTGCTCCACGTGTCCGGACGGGTTGACGAAGCCGGACACCCACCAGGCGTAATCGGACGCTTACCATCGCACCGCACCCACGACTTACGGGACGTCATGAACGCAGGGAACATGGCGCGAGATGCCGCCTTACGGCACCTGTCCCAACAGAACCGCTTCGGCCTGCCCGTCGCCTTCACTTTGAGCGGTTTCCCGCACCACTCGCACCTACGTTCCATGCCACTATTCTACCACGAAACACCCGTTAACCTGCGGTTTGTCCGGAAACTCCAGAAGCTGAACGCGCCAAACAAAACAAGCAAGCAGAAACCAAGAAAACAACCCAACCGGCCTGAAAAGCGCTCACACAGCCCGCCAGACACGCTCACGGGTATATTCCGCGGGAAGGTGGAAAAACGTCGGGGAGATACTTCGCTATACGCCTTGGGGAGCGCCGGGCGCACCCCAGGGGGCATCCCCCGGTCTCAACCACAAACAACCCCTACGTTAACACTCACCACCGCGCCGCGAGCGGCCTTTCACCACTGCGAACTGCGAACAGAACTTTCAATGCGAATTCTCTTCGCTCGAACCCTGCGCGCCCGGCTCGACTTCGCAACCCGTCCAGCGCCTTTCGACTGATTACAACGACGACAAAGCACTTGAACGTTCTCGATCGTGTCTTTGCCGCCCAGCGCGTGAGGAACAATATGATCAGCCTCGGCGCTGGCGGGTGTGCGACCGTGCGTGTAGTCGAGGATCGTGTGGCAGCGTGGGCAGTGTGTGATTCCTGCGGCTTGGGCTTGGCGTTTGGCTTGCGCTGCGACGCGCTTCCACTTACTGGTCCCGGTGCGTGATGTAACCATTCTGTGTTTTACAGCCCCGCTGCTGTTTTTGGGCGCACTGCGTCCCGATTTCATCTTTCATTTTAGCAAACAATCATGATCATGGGTAGTGTTCATGCGCGTGTTGACCACAGCGAGGGGGTAGGTTTTCGGACGCCCCGCCCTAGGTTCAATGACCCCCCGGTGCGCCCACAGGTCGATCTGGTTGTCTGTGAGGGTGGGCCAGATAGTCTTGAGATCCTGCCGCGTCACATACACGTCCAGGTCTGTGACGCATTGGAGCCTGACTCTAGCAGCATCACCCTGGGTCAAATACAGCCTGTCACACGTGTTGCACCACGACTGATCCGTCAGACCGCGCCTGGTGGGGTACCGGTAGATCCTGCCCCCACACTCACACGTGCCGACCAATGTGGGAGCATGCCCTGTCAGACGCGCAATGTGGTGATGGATGCGGTGGATTTCGTCCAGGACAGCATCCACGTCATCATAGTGTTCTGCTGCCCAGGGGATGTCACGCTGCAGGTCGGCTATCGGGCTGGTGGTGGTGTGTGTGCCGCGCTCATTGGCAATGGCGGCGGCGTACGAGGCGAGGATTTCCAAGGTTCCAACGTGCGTCCTGATACCCGGCCACCCATCATCAGTCTGATCAATCCTGTGGTCGAGCCCGAAGGGCAGGCCGTCATGCCTGCCACACCGTGATGGCGTGACACGAGCTGACCTGACCCCGTACACGATGGTGGACCGCGCGGTGAGCAGCGGAAGCCGCGCGGCTATGTCGGATAGTTCGCCTATGGCTTTGCTGGTTTTGCGCTTGGTTGTTGTTGTCGCGTCCACCGTCACTGTCCTTTCGTGTTGGCTTCAATTCTTGCAGGTTGATGTGTGATTTTCGCACTCCTGTAGTTGAGATTGGCTCGTTACAGGTCCGTATCTGGCCTGCTGCCAGTCAGCAGTGCGACCAGGTCATTGAGCGTCATGAGCACCCACTGTGAACCGGGGTCCGTGACTGCGCGCCGTTTCGCCACGACGATCCCCGCGAGCGCGTCGTCGTTTCCCATCTCGGTGTGTGCCTCGCTGGTCCATTGGGCGGGTAGGAGGCGGCCCCCGTAGTCTTTGGTTTCGATGGTGATGCGCCTGCCCATGTGCCGCACTCCCGTGATGTCGCCGGTGTCGCGCGCCCCGGTGCGAACTTTCCGGTCGATCCGGTCGTCTACCTGCTGGGCGAGATAGTTGGCGATGGTGCGTTCGAAGCGTGCTCCTGCTTGGCGTGCGCTCCTGTTGGTGCGTGTCACTGGTGGTGTCCTTTCGTGTCGATGATTGTGGTGGCGATAGTGGCGAGGAGCCTGGTGACGCTGGCTCCTTCGGTGTGGATGCTCGCTTCGACGTGATGGTCACTGCCGGGGGTGAGCTGGTCGAGCGTGGTGGCTTTGCTGGTGAGCACCTTGTGAATGATGGGGTCGAGCGTGCCGGGGGCGATCAGTGTGGTGATGGTGACGGGGCTGGCTTGTGTGATGCGGTGGATGCGGTCTTCGGCTTGTGTGACGAGGGCGGGTGTCCATTCGGTTTCGACGAAGAGGGCGTCCTGGGCGCGCGTAAGGGTGAGACCGACTCCCGCTGCGGTGATCTGTGCGATGAGCACGTCAACCATGCCCGCCTGAAAGTCGGTCACGGTGGCGTCGCGTTCGGCTTTGCTGGTTGCCCCGTAGTAGGTGCGTACTGTGGCGTGTGGGAGCATGTGGGTGAGTTTGTCGGCTAGCTGGGTGATGACTTCTGTGTGGATGCACCAGGCGATGAGCGGGCGGCCAGTCCCCTCAATGTGTGTGGTAATCCAGTCTGCTGCTGGGTCGATTTTGAGGAGGCCGGTGGCGTGCCGCATCTGTGAGACGAACTCTTTGGCGTGGTCTTGCAGTTCGGCTTGCGTGTAGCCTTTGCGCTTGAGTTTGGCGGCCACGGCGCTGAACGCTTTGGCGCGGCCCGTGTCGGGAATGTCGACGAGCTGCGTGTAGCGCGTTTTGGGCGGCAGGTCCGTGAGGACGCCTTTTTTGGTGCGCCTGCTCCACACGTGGGTGTTGAGCCTGCGGTGGAGGTCTGGCATGCGCTCGGGGATGGGTTCTGGCGTGCCCCAGTAGTTTTCCCGCGTGTAATACGTTTTGAAATTGGCGGGAAAGTAACTGGTTTTGTCGAGCATGGTGAGCAGTGGGAGCACGTCGAGCGGGCTGGAAACGATGGGCGTGCCGGTCAGGCACACGGTTTTTCTGGCTTTCCGGGCGAGTTGGAGCATGGTGCGGGTGCGTTTGGCTCGCATGTTTTTCGCCCGGTGGGCTTCGTCGTAGATGAGGAGGCTGGGCTGCCAGGCCGCTAGGAGGCGGGCGAGTGGTGTGCGGCTGGTGGCGAGCGTGTCACTGGTGATCACGATTCCACTGGCGGGCAGGCGGCGTGGTGTGCGCGTGCTGCTGGTGATGGTGGTGATCGTGCTGGCTGGCGTGTGCTCCGCTATTCGGCTTCGCCGTGTTTCGTTTTCCCAGTTACTAATAAGGCTGGGTGGGCAGATAATAAGAATTCTGCTGGGTTTTATTATTGCCGCAATTAAAAGGGCTTGGATTGTTTTTCCGAGGCCGGGTTCGTCGGCAATTAAAGTGTGGTTTTGGAATACTGCTCGCACCGCGCCGATTGTTTGATATGTGTATGGCTGCGGGGTAAACCAGTTATTTGAATTCAGCGGGTGTTTTTTATCTTCGACCACCACGCTGCCGGTCGGTGTTGCCACGATCATACCACGCTGCGCGGCGGCGGGCTGGTGACTGGGTTGGGAAGCGGGCTGCGAGTGGCGGGCGACTTGTGGGAAACAGTCACCGTTTCCGGGGCCACCGTTTCCTGAACCCACCCCCCTAAAGGGGGGTGGGGTTGGTGGGAAACAGTCACGACCGTTTCCGGAAACACTCGGGAAACAGTGGGAAACACTCGAATAGTCTTGTGGATAAACCTGTGCATAAGTCATTCTTGGTCTCCTTGGACAACGTGAAAACGTGCCGTGCCACCCGGCGGGATTCCGTCGCCTTCAGCCCGATATGCGTGTGCCGAACGCAATAGGCGTGAATTGCGTGGTCCTTCTTTTTCGATTAAGTACCCATCATCTAGGAGATCATTAATAGATTTTAGAATTGTGGCTGTTTTCGCTTTTCCTCCATCTTCACGATAGATTTTCATTACTTCTCTTACTGAAATTGGTTCAGTGAAATTTTGAACTATTCGAGCCAGCTTTTCCATTAAGTGAGTAAATCGAACACTTTTTTCGTCTGTGTCTTCCATCGTTTGTTCTGGTGGGTTGATGGTGGTGATGATCCGTTCGGGATCCGTGCTGTCGATGGTGATGCGTGCTGCTTCTTGGGTGCGGTCTGAGGGGCGGTATGTGCCGGATTTTGGTCGGATGCTGCCTGGCCTGTCTTTGGCGACTCGGAGTGTGATGGTGCCTTTCATCCCTCTCCCGAGGGGGTGGACGACTTCTGCAAGGTATGAGGCTCCGTCGATGGCGGCCATTTTGGTTTGACCGCCGATGGCGAAGCGCCCTCTCGTGTCAGTGTTTTTGGTGACGTGGTCGATGAGGATGACGGCTGCGCCGGTGTGTCGTGCGATGGTGCGTGGGATGTGGCGGTGCCATCGGGCGATGTCGTCGTTGTCTTTGCTGGCTGCGCCTTCTTGTGTGAGTGCGTCTGTGACGCCGTCGATGATGGCGAGTGTGTATGTGTGTGTGAGGAGGGTGCGGAATGCGTGTTGTTCGCGCGTGGTGTAGGGGGATTGTTCTGGCCTGATGTAGGTCAGACCATCGGCAATCTGCTTATGAGTGCAGCCCATGAGGGTAAGGCGTTCGATGATTTGGCCTGCGTCGCTTTCGTAGTCGATGTAGGCGACGTTGTTCCCGGCTTGGAGTTGGCGGGCGGTTTCGGTTTGGATGAGGAGGCTTTTGCCTGATTCTGATTCGCCGTGGATGTCGTGGACGAGGCCGGGGTAGAGGAGGGCTACGTTGTCGGTGCGTGTGAAGAGCGTGGGGACTGGCGGGGTGTAGGTGCCGTCGAGGTATGGGGCGAGGTTGGCTGGTTGCCAGGTGGGCGGCAGGTCGTCCTCGTCGCCTTCGCTGTTTTCGTGTTGTGGCGTGGTGGTGTCCGGGATCGTGTCCGCATTATCGTCCTGGTTGTCGTGTTCCTCGCTTGGTGTGAGTGGTGTGAGGGGCAGGTCGATAATGATGTCGCCCTCGTGGTCGTGTGTGCCGTAGCCGTCGTGGGCGAGTTGGCGCGCAGCGGCTTGGTAGTCGCCACCATGGTTGAGGAGCGCGTAGGCGGCGAATTTCGTGTAGGGGGTTTCTGGCAGGAATTCTGTGCTGGTGGTGAACACGTAGAGGCGGTTGCGGTCGGTGTTGTGCCCGGTGGTGGCGGATATGCCGGTTTTTTTGCCTGGCCTGCGCCAGTAGGTGGTGTTGCCTTGGGTGAACACTACGGTCCAGCCGTGGGGCGTGAGAATATCACTCCACGTGGTGGTGTTTTCGTAGTGGTCGCCTGGCCTGTCGCCCTCACGGTCAGTTGTGGTGGCGGGCGGTGTGGTGTGTTCGGCGGGGTGGTATTCGTTGAGGGTGGCGGTGATGATCGCGTAGAGGTCTTCGACCTGCTCCGCGGTGAGTGTGGGGATCGACTGCGGTCCGCCGGTGATGCGTTTCCATGGGATGCCGGTGTGGTGGTATTGGCCGGGTGTGGGGCTGGTGACGCTGTACCCGCCTTCCCCGCGTGTTTCTGCGAGGACTTCCCGCTGCGTGTTCATGGCGAGTTTGCGGTTGGGCTCAGATGGCTCACTGGTGCGGATGTAGAAGTGCATTCCCCCTGAGGGCGTGTTTTCGCTCCACCCGGTGAGGATGGTTTGCCACAGGCCGCTGAGGCCGCTGCCTTGCATGTTGGTGGCGAGCTCGCCGAGTTTGCCCATGGCGCGGCCTTCGAGCTCGATCATGGTGAGGTTGCCGGACACTGCCCCGCAGATGACGGCAATACCGTGCTGCTCGTTTTGGAACCATTGGTCGGCCTGCGTGAGTGTGGCGCGGTGCTGCGTGTACGGTTTCCACGCGACGGCTGGCCGCTTATCGCCCCTGTCTGTGGCGGGCAGGATGGGGATGATACTGATGCCGCTAGCGAGGCATTCGTGCGCGTGGACGAGTATCGGGTTCATTGTTGCGGTTCCGTGAAGAGTGCAGGCTGATCTGGGGTTGGGTCTGGGTCTGGTGTTTCGCGCTCGATAAGCGTGACAGTCCACTTGGGTGGTGAGACGAGCTGGTGGCCGACGTCGAGGAGCAGGTCACGGTCGTGGACGGCTGTTCCCTGCCACGTCCAGACCGGGCTGGAGGGGAAATTCTTCGTGTGAATGCGGAGCATGTCATCTTCCTTAATGTCCTGCTTGGTGATGGGCTGCCACATGAGAGTGCTCCTTTCCTTGTTTGGCTTGACTGTGTGGTTTGGTGCCCGCCCGCGCCTTGCACGCGGTGTGGCTGCTGGCCGGGCTGTGGGGGTTATTTGATGGTGTTGCGGATGATGGCGACCATGCTCGGGTCGATTTGGAGGGCGCCTGCGATTGCCTGGTCGTCGAGGCCTGCCTGAATCAGCGTGGTGATCTGCTCACCCTGACTGGCCGCCTGCCCCGCCGAAACGGCCGGTGCTGGTGCCTGTGGTGCTGCCGGTGCGGCTTGCGTGGGCGCGGCCTGTTCCTGCAATGCCTTGTCCATCCCAGCCACGTCGCCTTTAGCAATCTGGTAGGAGAACATCTTCTCGTGGTACGAGGAGCGGCCATCCCTGCCGAACTGCTTTTTCTCCTCGATGAACGTCGCGGTGAACGTGTTGCCCAGGGCGAGAGCTTCACTGGCTTTCGTAGACCCGAACGCGCGCATCGCGTCCAGGAGGGCGCGCTTCTTATTGCCCCACGCTGGAATGTAAACGGCGCGCTGCCCATCATCGTCCGCGTCCACCTGTTCACCGGTTTGGATGGTGATGACGAACTGCATTTTCGGGCTGCCGTCTTCGAATTCGGCTGGCTTGCCGGTCGTGTAGTCGGTGGTCTGCCTGTAGTCCAGGTCGGTGATGGTGCCGGTCACTGTTTTGCCCGGCAGGTCGTCCTTACTGAACGCGCTTTTGCTGCCTGTTTTCAGGCCCTCGTCAATAAGCGTGTAGTCAATCATGATGCTTTCTCCTTCTTGTTGTTGGTTGGCAGGTCGATGGTGATTCCACCGACCGTTTGGTGTGGTGGCTGCCAGTCTGGGTAGCGGCTGCACGAGTAGCAGCCGTCTGCCCTGGGTAGGCCACTGATCCACTGGTCCACGCCCTTACTGCCGGTGAGGCTGCGTAGCGTGGTGATCTGCGTGGCGAACCGGTTGGCGCGCTCAAGCGCGCTGACGGCTGCCTGCTGGTCGTACGGGGCTGTCCACCAGTAGTGGTCGCTCCACTTGTTGGAGGTGCGGGGCAGGAAGCAGATCGCGACCGTGCTGATCGGTATGCCTGCCTGATTCCACCCGTGGGCGTACAGGTGTGCTTGCGTCTGGTAGACGGCGGGTGGCCCGTCGTGCCGGTACTTGCGCAAGGATGTGGTGGACACGTTTTTCCAGTCGATGACCATGCCCGCCTCAAGGTCGACGAGGTCGGTGCTGCCTGTGATGGGCGTGCCCGCGATGGTGCCGACCGTGATTTTCTGCTCGGTTAGATACCGCTGCAATGCGTCTTCGTGCTCGTATTCTTTGCGGTTCCATTCGGCGCGGTTGAACGCGTCTTCAAGCCACAAGTGCATCGCCGTGCCGACCGTTGTTACCCACGGTATGCCCGCGTCGTGCTGCTCCCATCCGGCGAGGCGTGCTGCCAGGCAGTGGTCGCACGTGGTGCCGATCTCACTGGGCCCGATCGTTTTCTGCAAGGACCGGGGGTGGTGCGTGATCGCGTGCACGATCACCTGTTCGGCGTCGGCTTGCGCCTGCTCGGGAGTGATACCTGTGGGCTGGCTCCACGAGGGCAGGCGGCCTGTGATGGGTGCCTTGCTCATTTGATGGTGACTCCTGGCGTGCTCACCGTGTAAAAGCCATCCTGTTCAAGGACGATTGTGGGGATCATGCGTTTGACGGCCGCAATGTCGATGGTGGGCTTGTAGTACTCGGGGTTCCGCGTGGCTGGGTAGGCGGCTGCGAGTTTTTTGGTGTCGAGTCTGCGAGCGCCAGTCCTCACGGTGATCGTGTACCCGTCTTCTTCGCGTGTTTCACCTTCGGGAATGAGTGTGCGCACGTGGTCTTCGAGCTGGTGCTTCTCGTCGGTCAGCTGGCTGATTTGGGTGTTGATTGTTTGGATTCGGCTGGCGGCTTGGGCGAGCGTCATGGTGGTCATTTCTGGTTCCTTACTGCGTTTGCGATGTCGCGGATTTCTTCTTTGAATTTGGCGAATTCGTCGTCTGTGTCAGCTATCTGTTCGTAAATGTTTGTGATGTGCTCGTGCGTGTATTCGTCGAGTGTTTCGCGTAGGTTTTTGACGGCTGCTTCGACTGAGGCCATTTTCTGTAGCACGAGGTCGATCTGGTAGTTCACTTTTCGGCCTCCTCTGCCTGCCGGTACCCGATGAGGTTGATTATTTTTCCTGTTTCGTTTTCTGCCGCCCAGATGTAGGAAATCGCGTTCTTATATATCGTTTGCAGCTCCGCGTCGTCGCGCGGGATGTTGAGTGCGAGTATTTTCCGCGCTTCGACTAGATGCTTGTACGAGTTGCTGCTGGCATCTAAGTGTTTCTTCTCGTTGTCTCCGATCATTCGGTTTTCTCCTGTTCGTAGCTTTCGGTTTTTCCTGCGTGAATGACTGTCCAGGGTGGGACGCCGGGGTATTTGTACTTGGCGATTTGTTCGGGGTTGGTGAAGTCTTCGTCTCCGTGTATTCCGGCGAAATGCTGAGTGCAGGTGTCCCACCCGTAGTAGTGCTTTTGCCACACGTGGCCTTGGGGGTTGATGATGACTGTGCCGATGGGCGCTGTCTGGAAGTCCTCAGTGGTTTTGAGCGTGTCGCCTACGCGGGTTTGCTTGCGTGCGGGCGGCTTCGTGTAGAGAATGGTGCCGTCGTCGATGATCGCCCCTAGTGAGAAATCCAGCGGGTCTTGCCCGTCGTGGAGTTCTGTGAATCTCATGATGTTTGGGGTGCTGGTGACCTTGTATTTCGCGCCGTACTGGTCCCACACGTAATAGTTCCCGTCTGTGGCTTGTGGGATGTTGAGGCTGTCCCACGTGGGGAGCGGGACGCGCGCTTCCTCGCTGAAAATAAGATCAGTCATCTGTCCTGCCCTTTCGTGTTTATTTCAGTGGCTGGATACTGAGCACGCAGTAGCCGGGCTTCAGGGCCTCGGGGAACTGGTTCGAGTTCAGTACGTGCGTTATCTCGTATACCGGGCGTTTGCTGGTGAACATCATGATTTTTTGGCTTTCGTCGTTGACTGGCTGGAAGGTGATGACGTCGCCTTTCTGGTAGTCGCGGTCGTTGAGCCGGATCTCACTGGTTTTCTGCCCGTCCATGATTCGTGTGAGCCATTTTTCGTCGATTTTCAGCGTGTGCTGCATTTGACTAGTCCTTTCTGCTTGGCGGCGAGCACGTTGAAAGTGATCGCCGTGGTGGTGTCGTAGAGGGGGAGGCAGAACTGCACATCCCAGTCCTCACCGGCTTCTTGTTCTGTTTTGTGGAGTGCTGGCATGACGGCCATGTCAAGCCGCCTGTAGAAAATGTGACGGTCAGGCGTAGGGACTGTGATCTGGAAGGTCCTGAACGTGATGGTGCGACCACTTTCGCGTAAGTGCGTGCGCCTCTCCCTGAAAATGCTGTTGAGGCAGTGCTCGTGGATGAGCGCTGTGTGTGGGCTGATTGGATTCCCACAGTCGTAGCAGGCCGCTTGTCGCTCTCCTTCGCGGGCAGGAAGACGAGGTTCGCGTGGGTGTTTTGCGTGCCGGATGAGCTTTTTACTTCTCGTTTTCTTTTGAGCGTTTTTCCACGCTTTCTGCACAATTTCGCACACTTCCATTTGGCATTCGCAGAGGCGTTCGAATTGGATGCGATAGGATGGCCGCGTCCGGTCGTATTCGCGTGCGAGGACCATGTGCCATTGCAGTAGGTCGCGAGGAATAGCGATGGTGAGATCGACAATGTCCACTGCATCGTAATCACTCACTGTTGGCCTCCTTTGAATAGCCGTGTGAATATTGCTTCGAGGACTGGGGCTGCTATCGCGTTGCCAGCCATCCTGTAGAGCTGTGTTTTTGATGCGACCGCGCTGGCCTTGTCGAAGTCCTGGTCGCTGATGCCCATAAGCCTCCACGCTTCGCGTGGCGTGATATGCCGGATAGCAAACCCGCCTCGAGGATCCACGATCATTTTCGGGAACTTCGCTTCAGACGCCGTCAGACAAGACATGACCCCCCGAGGGTCATAAACCATATAGCGATACCCACTCGTATCCAGCCGCGCCTTCACATGCCCAAGAACCTTGATCCCAGTATCCAAACGCATAATCGGCCTGAATCGACTGGCGATTCTCTCGCTGACGTAATAGCGGTCATCCACCTCATCTTCAAGCAGGTCGATAGTGCGCACAGTGAGCGGTACCGGCTCGGGAAACACGAACGGAACATGATCGCCGTGAATACTCACGCAAAAGACGCGTTCACGATTCTGCGGCAACCCATAATCTCTAGCGTTCAGCACCTGCCAATAGTTCGAATACCCGTAGCCCTCGAGTACGCGTAGCCACGCTCGGAAACCATCAACATTGTTCTTATTGACGAGCGCTTTCACATTTTCCAGCAGCAAATACCTAGGGCGCTTGCGGTCAACAATCCGCTTGCACTCCCACAAAAGGCTTGACCGCGTGCCGCTCCCCTCTGCGAATCCTCGCTTATGCCCAGCCGCTGAAATGTCCTGACACGGGAACGAGTAGGTGAAAAGGTCATGATCGGGAACGCCTCCGCTCGGAATACCACGGATGTCACCCAGGTTGAGCGTGTCACCGTGGATCGCCGTGTACGCTGCGAGCGCGTGCCGGTCAATCTCACTGATCGCGACCACCTCATGCGGGACGCCAGCGCGTTTGAGCGCCATGCGCTGCGTGCCGATCCCGGCAAACGCTTCAAACACACGCAAATTCATTTCTTTTCCAGTTCTTGCGCCATGTCGGTGAGCCATGCGGCCACAGTGAGCATCTGCGATGGTGCGAGTGGAATGTCGATGGTCGTGTCTCCCTGGGAGGTGATCAGTCCGCGGCTGTCTGCGTCTGGCGAGATTTCCGCGTTGTCGCCCTTGATTGTGAGGCTGGTGTCCGCTTCCATCACTTGCTGCCCTCCTTCATGAGCAGGAAAGTCATGCTCGAGCAGGCGTTTTGCGCGCTGTTAATGTGCCGCTGGAGCGACTGCCACTGTTTCGCGACCTCCGGCATGCCGGAGGGGATGTGTGCCCAGCTGATTGCTCTGACGGCTGTGAGTAGTGCGTCGGACGTGCGTTTCAGGCGTTTCTCGAGCGTGTCAGCAGTTTTGTCCTGCTCGTCCTCCTGACTACAGAAATTGAGGTCGGGGTTTAATGCTGGGTATAGGTCGAGTTCGCATGACGCTATTCCGATGAGTCGGCTCATGAGAATGTCGTGAACCAGGGCTGCGTGCTCGCACACGATGGCGAAAGCGCGAAAAATCTCGTAGGTCTCCGAGTCGTTGATCGCCTTAAAGTCCCGCGCCTCCAGTAATTGGGAGATAGCCGGGTCGAGGGCTTCTACCTGCTTGTAGAACTCCTGAAAGTCCCGGGGTTTGATGGGGTTCACTGCTCGCCCTCCTTTGACTGCGGGTTTTTCCAGGCTTTCTGCACGATGTCGCACACTTCCGTTTGGACGTCGCATAGGCGTTCGAATTGGATGCGCGCGGCGGGTCGCGTCTGGTCGTATTCGTCTGCGAGGATCCTGCGCCATTGCAGTAAGCCGAAAGGAATAGTGATTGTGAGTTTGACGTCCATTACTCGTCCTTCTTTTTTGCGTGTCGTGGTGTGGTTTTTGTGATGGTGACCGGGTGGTCGATGCCGTCATCCACGCGCACATCATTCAAGAACCGCTTCCTGTTCAATCTCCCTGTAGGCGGGGCCAAATCGTTGTCATAAATCCACCGGTACTTACTCGGCCTGTCTGCGTGCGATTCGACCATCAGTCCCGCCTCCTCACCTTTTCGAGAAGTTCGACTGCTTCATCGGACGCAAACGCGAGAAAGTTGCGGAAGTCCTCCGGGTGGACAGTCGGTGTCCCGTCCGGCCTGTATTCCATGTAGAAAACCGTTTCCATGATTTCGCGGGCATCTTCTTCAGTGCACCCGAATTGTTGTGCAATGTCGTCGACTGTCATGCCGTCTGGGTATGGGGCTGGGAGTTTTGCTTGCTTTTTCACGGCTTGTTTTGGGTCACCCATGATGTTGCGGAGGTCATAGAGGAAAATCATTATTTGGCCTCCTTGTCGCTGGTGAATGTGCCGACCGCGAGCAGGAGGGCGAGGAATGCCCACATGTAGGCTGCTGCCGCCTGCACCTGCGTGTTGTCCATGTGTGTGAGTGCTAGTAGCACGAAGAGCGCTAGAGCGAGGTGGAGTACCGCTACTATGCGGATTGCGTACGATTGCGCACGCTTGCTGTTATGCTTGGTCATGAGAAGTGGCTTTCCTTTGGGCTTTCTCTCTGGCCTCTCGCATGTGGCGTGCGAGGGGCCTGTTTTTATTTCAGCGGCGTTCATGAGGTTCTCTTTCTTCTCCTGCTGCGAGGCGAATAGGGCTCGATACCCGCGTATTCCTGCTGTACTGGAGGCTCGAGACCGTAGGACTGCCTATGACGTTTAACGGCTTCGCTGGGTATGCGCCATGACGCGCGCTCGCCTGCCCTATACGCTCCCGGGAATCGCCCCTCCTTGAGGTACCCATAGAGGGTGACAAGGTGGATCCTCTCCATGTCGGCCACTTCTCGAGCTGTGTACACTCGACCAGTCACAGCGCTTCACCGCCTTCGGGTAGCGTTACCGTGTGAGCACCGTTATCGCAGTGGTCAGCGTGGCGATCGCGCTGGGAAGCCTCATCGTCGCCATCCTCGCCCGCACTGACACGAAACGCGGCCAAAGACTGGCTCAGGAAGCTAACCGCATCGCCCAGGAAGCAGGCCTCGCAGTGTCCGAGGCTAACCGCCTGGCAGCACAGGCAAACCAGATAAGTAGCGAGGCGAACCACGTCGCGAGGAGAGCACTCAAGGCGAGCCAAGACAGAGCTGACTTCGTATGGCGGCTTGAAAGTGAAAACAGAGGTGAGCTCATCACCGTGATGAACGAGAGTTCCTTCGACGCATACAGTGTGTCCATTACTGTCATGTGTGAAGACGCTCCCGTACGAGTGCTCGATGGGGTAGACGTACCCGCATTTGGTGAGCATTCGTTCACGCCCGATTTGCTCCATGAGCATCTGCTTGAACTGTTCGCACAGCCCGTGCCGAGCCGCGTGAGTATTGATGGCGTTCGACGCATGAGCGTTCCGAGCAGTATTACGTGCCGCGTGTTCATTCACGCGTCGTCTAGCAGCGGGGTGGAGCGTCAGAGCGTGCTGGATCATCGCTTCAGCTAGCTGCACAGTCGGATCAGTGTTTGACGTGCTCACAGTGAAACCTCCTTGTCGGCGGGTTCGCGGCATGGAATAGGCGCTGGACCTGTTCGGCTTCACGCCACCCAGCGGGGCGAGGAGTATCAAACGACTTCACAGCGAGACCTCCTGTGCGTAGTACTGGTCCCACACTTGTTCCATGAGTGGGCGGTCTTTACGCGTGTACCCGTTGCACATGCGGGTCTGCCCGTTCGACAAATGCAGCGCGTATTGTTCGGGGTCTTTACCATGCTTCAGCGTGTAGGCGGCTTTGACGCGTTTGCCGAACGTGCCTCTAATGGATTTCAGTTGCTTGCCGGTGACGCCTTTGGATTTGAGGAAGTCTTGCGTGTAGAGGGGCGTGTTCTTGTCTTCCAGTTGTGGGTATTCGCCGAGGCCTTGGGCGAGGATGCAGCGGGCTTTGGCTTCCAGATGGTCGGGGTGGATGAGGCCTCTGGCGGCTTGGCATAGTTCCATGCGGGCGCGGGCCTGGAAAATCGTGGCGTTAGTCTCGTGCGCGCGCTGCTCGGCCGCGTAGTAGCCATGCTGACGAATCTGAGGGAGGACCTCGTGCGTCACCCAACGCTTAAATGCTTTCGCCTCTGGTTTGCGGCTCTTGAAGATCAGCGAGTACAGGCCAGCCTCGTTGACTATGGTCTTGTTTGGGTTGCCCGGAATACCGTCACTAATAGTTACGGTATTCTTCTCGTCCTCATCGAGGTCTGCGGTCGCTTTACGGCTGTTTTCGAGGTTTAGGACGTCGCACACATCCTTAGCGACGAACCACGGCGTACCATCCTCTGTCGTAACCGTGCGAACACTGGTACCCTCATACGTGAAGGGAACTATCTGGTTCATTTTTGATTTCCTTTCTGGCCGTTTAGGCGTTGCACCGCCTAGACGGCTCCTGTCTTATAGGCGGGTATTTTTTCGGGGAGCGTTTTTCACTTGCACGCCTAAGGGCGTGAAGACTTCAGGGAAATCCGCGAGATCGATTTTTGACACGCCAAGTTCGCTGATCAGCTGATCGCGCGAGCCGTCATCACGCATGCCTTTAAGGTCGATAACTGGGTTTTCCGTGTCAGATAGGACTTGTATCCACGTGCTTGCTTTCGTCCACATGAATGCCCATTGCGTGCCGTGCACGACGCCGCGTGTACGGTTGTCACTGCAGAATTTTTTGGCGTCCGCAATGCTGGTGGCGAATCGGATGCCGCTCGAATTTGCTTTCTCGGTGGTCGTGTACACGAGCGCGATTTCGCTCAGCGCGCCTATTCTCGTTACCGGGGCGGGCTCAGTGTCGAATAGTGATAGCTGCTCGGCTTTCACGGCACGGCTCCTTTTAGGTCCTTGTGGAGGAAGTCCTCATTGACAAATACGATCGGACGAACCTTTAAGATTTTGGCGGCCTTGATGGCTAACGCCGGGGTCAGGTTTTTACGTCCGTTTTCGATGTTCGATATGTACGGTCTGGAGACGTCGAGAGCTTGAGCTAATTCGTTGGCTGTTATGCCGCGCAGTTCGCGAACGGTACGGAGTGCCTCCCCGCTCCTTTCGCGTTCCTTTTGTTTTCCGTTCATGGGAACTACAGTACCGAATGCGTTCCTATTATGCAAGCGGAAGTTCCGGTGTGGTGCCGATTTGGGAACAGTCGTTTTCTGATTTCGGTTCGTTTTGCCGGTAATTACACGGGTGTAACTGTTCCGAAAGTTCCGAAAGTTTCCTATTATTTAGGTATGAGAAAAGACGGAGCGCAGGAATTGGCAAGATTGGTAAAGCACAATCGCCGGATGTTAGGCATGCACACACAGGCCGATCTAGCCGATGCACTGGGCCTTACTGTCAAAACAGTGGGTAACATAGAACGCGCCGCAAAAGGAAATTATTCTGCCCTTACCCTTGCTCGCTTGGAAAGGCTTTTTGAATGGCCTATCGGAGCGGCTGAAAAAGTTCTAGAAACCGGCGAAGCTCCCGATTTAGAAGCGAAGAGCGCTCCGGTTGGTTTGACCTGGGCCGATTTTGAGGAAGCCTGGGACTCTGTCCCTGTCGGCAACAGCCGAATCCTTAGGGTTTTCGCCGCGTACGATCCTACCAAGGTAGACGACGAAGACCTCGCCCGCATCGCCTTAAACGCTCGCCACTACATGCGAAAAGAACTAGACGAAGCCTCAGGAACAAACGAGGAGCCTAAGCCTGAGCCTGTGACGCCATTCCCCGCACAAGCAGGGCGAACAGCCGATCTTGACACTATCGCCGCTAACCTGCCTCAGGAGGTTTATGGTGGGACACCACCACCCGACCCTGACGATTACGGCGTGTACGCGCAGCTGGGCGACGTAGAACGCGAGCAAGAAGGCTCCCAAGAACTCCCATAACCACACCCATAAGCAACGGAAGGCCCGCAATGGATTTCGGAGACGCACTGACAGCACTGTCAGACAAAGTAAACAAGCAATGGGAATCGATCGAAACAGAAGAAGGCACCAAGAACGCTTTCATCATGCCGTTCATCTCCACAGTCCTCGGATATGACGTTTTTGACCCCACCGAAGTCATTCCAGAATTCACCGCCGATGTCGGAGTGAAAAAAGGCGAAAAGATCGACTACGCCATCCGCAACAGTGGTGATGTTCAAATCCTGATCGAATGTAAGAAGTGCTCAGGTGCCCTGACGCTTGAACACGCTTCCCAGCTGTACAGGTATTTCGCCGTCACTACAGCAAGGATCGCGGTATTGACCAACGGGCGCGTCTATAACTTCTACACGGACCTTGACTCGCCCAACAAGATGGATTCTCGCCCCTTCCTCGTCCTTGACCTAGCAGACTTGGATGAAACAGTCCTACCAGAGCTGAAAAAACTCACCAAAGCGAATTTCGACCTCACATCGGTCATGGATGCTGCAGAAGAATTGAAATACCTTGGCGCGATCCGTCGAGCTGTCGCAGCAGAATTTAAAGAAGTGTCAGAAGAATTCGCCAGGTATTTCATTGCAAAAGTCTACGAAGGACGAATCACTCAGAGTGTCGTCGAGAAATTCAAACCACTCGTTGACAAAGCTCTTCGTCAATTCCTCAGCGAACGCGTCAATGATCGCCTGAAGACAGCGCTAGGAGCCAGTGAAACCCCCGTTATCACACCGACAGCCCCTCTGCCGGAACCGGCAGTTATCGATTCTGCAGAAGAAGGCGAGCCGGTAGAAGATTCCGAGATCGTGACAACTGAAGAGGAACTTGCGGCTTATCGCGTCGTTAAAGCTATCGCGTGCGCGGAACTCTCACCTGACCGGATCACTTACCGCGATCAAAAAACCTATTTCTCAGTCCTGGCAGACAATAACAACCGTAGGCCAATCGTTCGATGCTACTTCAATTCCAAGGCGAGAAAGAATCTAGTGTTCGTCGCAGAGGATAGGTCGCTTACCAAATACGAACTGGGCACCATTGAAGATATTTACCTGTACGTTGATCAGATTCGAGAAGCCGCTAAACGATACCAGTAGGCTGGTGTCATAGCATATGCCTGGACCGGCCACAGGGTCTCCAACTGCATGTGCCTACAGTTACGATCGTGCGCGTGAGTGCTCCATCGTGGGATCAGGTTGTGCGTGAAGCGGCGCGTGAACAGATCACGCTGCGCCGCTCACGCCTGCATGGTGCGCGCGGACTATGGGTACCAGCCCAGCGCACTATCTGGGTGGACAGCCGCCTGCCTGACCATCACGCTGCGCCGACGTTGGCGCACGAATTGATCCACGCGCGCAGGGGAGACGGCGAGTGTGCCTCCGACGCGACGGTAGAGAGAATGATCGATCAGCGCGTGGCCCGCAGGTGGATTAGCCGGGCTGCGTATGCTCGCCTGGAACACGAGTACGGTGGAGATGTGTGGATGATTGCCGACAGTTTGGATGTGCCCGTGTGGGTGGTGCAGGCGTACCGGCGGGTGTTGGAGCGTGAGAGCTACGGGCCCTCCCGTCTCACCTCGTAGCCTGTAGTAATTACTACACAAACACACTCACACAGGCTTACAAACGCTATATACTGGACGACGCCACGGCAACCACTTTTCCGCATGATCTCAAGGAAAAACAAGCAGCCTGACAGGCGTCGCCCCAGCCGTTTCGGGCGGGTTCGATTCCCGTCGCCCGCTCCACTTAGACGTCGAAAATGATAAGTACCCTTTTGCGTTAGCGAGTATGCCCCAAGGGGGTCAAGAAATTCCCTTCCGTTAGCGAGTGTGTAGCGCGTTTGCTCTGACCTGCAGAAACGCTTTCCTCTCTTTCGACTGAGTGAGCGTTTGCGTTAGCAGGCGTTGATTTGGTCGAGGCGGACGCTATGGTTGGCGGCTTCGGTAACGAGTTCAGCGTCGTGGGTGATGACGATGACGACGGCACCAGTGTCAGCGAGTTTGCGCATCACTTGTGAGATCGCGACGAGGTGCTTGTAGCCCACACCTGATGTCGGCTCGTCGAAAATGTAGACCTTCTTGTTCGCAGCAAGTGCTGTGGCGATGACAAGGCGTTGGCGTTGCCCACCAGACAGCGCTTGCGGATGATCGGACTCGTGGTCGGTGAGGTCGAGTTCTTTAAGGATCGCGTGGGCGTCGATGTGTTGTTTTTCGACTCTGGTTGCCCCGAGCGTAACTTCGTCAATGACTGTGTCTGAGAATAGCTGCCGGGTGGGGTCTTGCATGACAAGGTATGCGTCCCGGCTGGCGAATTTTTGCCCATTGAGTGTGATGGATGCACCTTTGGCTTTTTCGAGTCCGCAGATGATGCGTGCCAGTGTTGATTTTCCTGACCCGCACGGGCCTAACAGTGCGGTGATTTTCCCTGCCGGGAAGAGCAGATGGCCGATGTTGAGAACCGGGTTTCCGTGGCGGTAGGCGAAGGTGAGGTTGTCAATCTCAAGCCCATCTCCTGCCGGTTCCGGAAGTTGTGGCATAGGCACAGTCACTAGGGATCGCAGCCCAAGCTGTTTACGCTCCTCATCTGGCATGGCATAAAACTCCTCGCCGGTTGCGGTGAGGGCGATGTTGCCTTTGTCGAAGCAGTAGACACGGTCAGCAATCTCGGAAAGGAAACTTAGCCGGTGTTCAGCAATGATGATGGTGTGTCCATCGGTTTTGAGCATGGCGATGAGTGTGGCGAGTTGGTCGATAACGTCAGCGGACAAGTTCGCGGTCGGTTCGTCGAACACGATCAGCGACGTGTTGTTGCACATGGCGACGGCGCAGGCCACGCGTTGCATCTGCCCACCCGACAGTTGTGTGACGCGGGATTCCAGCAGGTCAGCGATACCTAACTCGGCTGCAACCTCGTCAATGCGCACACAAATCTCTTGAGGGTCGCGGCCGAGGTTTTCTGGGCCGAAGGCGAGTTCTTGGCGCACGTGGGTGGTGTAGAACTGGGTGCGCGGGTTTTGAAACACTGTCGAACAGTGGTGGGCAAGCTCTGATAGGTCTGCTCGTGCCACGTCAATGTCGTCGACTGTGACGGTTCCGGTGAGGTCGCCGTCGTGGAAGTGCGGGATGAGCCCGTTAAACAGCCGTAGCGCGGTGGTTTTCCCCGACCCTGACGCGCCACACAGCAAGGTGACGGTTCCAGGTGTGATGGTGATGGTTGCGTCATTGATTGAGGGGTGGTCTGCTCCCCGATAGGTGAAGGTGACCCCAGTTGCTTGGGCTGTTGTCATAGGGTGATTCTCCATATCGCGAAGCTGATAACGATGAGCAGAATGACCGCGTCGATCACACGGAATTTCACGACCGTGACTGAGGTGGGCTTTGCGGTTCCGCCCAGTCCGCGTACAAGGGCGGCCGATGCCAGTTCGTCTCCGCTGCGTACCACGGTCGATAGCAGCGGGATTGTGAAGTACTGGGCCGAACGCAGGGAAAGCGCGGACATGCCGCGTAGTTTCATGGCATCTGAGATCGCTTTAACCTCGTGGCCGATCACGGGCAGCACACGTAACGCGACTGAGATCGGGATCGTGAAACAAGTCGGGATCCGTGAGCTGGCGAGTGCTTTTTGCAAGGTGGCAGGTCGGATCACGCCGATCGCGTAGGCTCCCATTCCTGCGCTGACACTGAATCGCCACATCCACTGCAAAAACAGCACGAGGAACGCGCTGGCCGTTGACTTCCACACCAGTGGTATCACGAAGACGAGTGTGCCGAGAGCCGCAAACGTGGCCAGGTAGACGGCCACCCAGCTCGGGCGCACGAGCGTGTTGGGGTTGATCGTAGCGCTCGCCAGCATCACGGCGGCGAATCCGCCCAGAGCACACACGAACCACGGCGAGTAGGCACTGTAGATCGTGGTGGAGACGATGACGAGCGCTACGATAATCGTGCGCGGGTCGGGAAGTTTAGACAAGACCGGCCCGTTCAAAGTGTTTGCGCGCCACTCGGGTTCCCAACAGACCAGCAAGCCAGCCAACGATGAGCATCACGACGAAGAAGCCCAACAGAATCGGAATCGTGACAACCTGCGCCATCTTCGCGGCATACTCGGCACCCATTTGTTCGGCGATCTGCGACATATATGCGTCTTGGTTCATAAATAGCGGCATCCACGGGGAAACATAGATTGGCAGGATAAACAGTGCATATGCCAGCGGGACACGAACTTTCACGTTCTTCGGCCCCTTGGTGATCACCAAGTCAGCGAGCAGGCCGAACACAGCGGCGATCGCGATTCCTCCCACCCAATGACCCGTTACGAAGAAGAGGGCTTCGATGAGGATCAGCATGATGGTCAATGCCCCCATCTTCGGAGTGCGGGCAGTAAACAGCGCGAACACGGTGCCGTTGACGAGAATGGAGAGTAAGAAACCGGCATACATGGCAGCCGGAATGAACCCGAGCATTCCGAATGCAAACACGATGACAAACATCAAAGCGGTGAAGACGCCGATATTGATGAAGTCGCGCGTGTTTAGGCGCGAGGACGTGGGTGTGGACATAGTTATTCCTTTCATGATTGTGAACAGTGCTGTGTTTTAGACGAGTTGCCATCCGGCGGCGTTGATGCGCTCTTGCCAGAAATCGCGGTATTGACCTGGCTGGTTGACCAGCTCGTCGTGGCACCCGCGCTGGGCGATACGCCCACCGTGGGAGAGCACAATGATTTGGTCAGCTTGGCGAATGGTTTCAAGTTTGTGGGCGATCACGATCAGTGTGGAGTGCCTGCGTAGCTCGTTCATCGCCGCAACAATGTTGGCTTCATTTTCCGCATCCAACGCGCTGGTGGCCTCATCGAACAGCACAATTGGGGCTTTCTTCACCAAGGCGCGGGCGATAGAGACGCGTTGGCGTTCCCCACCTGACAGTGCGCGCCCGCCAGCACCCGCCAATGAATTCCAGCCGTCTGGGAGCCGGTTGACGATTTCCGTCACGCCCGACAGGTCAGCCGCCCACCTGATTTCTTCATCGGTGGCTTCTGGGTTGCCAAGGCGAATGTTGGCCTCGAGCGTGTCATTGAATAAATAGACGTCTTGGAAGACCAGGGATATCTGGCGCATCAAATCTTCGGTGGTCTGCTCGCGCACATCAACCCCGCCAACGCGTACGCTGCCGGACTGCACATCCCAGAAACGTGCAACCAACCTCGCGATTGTGGTTTTTCCGCAGCCGGAAGGGCCAACCAGGGCACACATGCCGCCTTGCGGGACATGGAAGGAAATATCACGGAGAACCGGGGTGTCCGGATCGTAGCCGAAGGCGACGTCCTCGAAACGAACATCACCAGGAGCGCTCACCGGGGTGGAGACATCGGGTTCGGACAGTTCGGGAGCGTCCATGACCTTGTCGACGTGATTCATCTGCTGGCGGCGTTCTTCCAGCCCGGTCATGCAGCCACCGATGTCTTGGAGCATGGTGGTGAACCGCAGGCACATGCCGATGGTGACCACAGCGTTCAACGCATTCATCTGCCCGCCGAGGGCGAGTTGGGCGGTCAGCCAAATCATTACCACGACAAGGGCTTGGACGAACACTCCGTTTATCAGGTTCGCTAATGTTTCGATCCACAATGCTTTGCGGCTTTTGCGGTCAGCCTGTTTGAATGCCCGATCAAGGGCCGGGTAGTCATCGGCGACATGGCAGGAGCGCAGCGCGCCTTGGCAGGTGGCGAATTCGACCATGCGAGCCGCCAGCTCCGATTCTGCTGGTTCGGAAACCTGCTTGCCCTTATCGAGAAGCACACGGGAGATATGAAGGAAGGCGAGCATGATCGGGAAGGCGATCGTCAAGGTCAGTCCCAGCCGCCAATCCCAGAACCACGTGCCCACAGTGATCACCAGCACGGCTGAGAGTTTTTGGACGAGGGAAAAAATGAAATGTGCCGCCGACTCACCCAAGTTCATCATTTCCTGGGTGACCATGCGCGACAGCCGTCCAGAACTACCCGAATCGAACACTCCCAACGGTAGGCGGGCTACCTTGTTGCCGACCGCTTGGTGTACGTCGTGAATGAACCCGAGGGCCCCGATATAGCCGGTGCGCATGCCATAAAACTCCGTGCCCACGCCCAGCACCGCGATTACCGCCAAGGCGATGAGCCATCCCCAAAACGATAACCCCCACACCGGCATTCCGGTCGCTAGGGCACTTGCTGCGGGAAGCAGAGTCAGCAGGGCAAAGCCGTGACACAGTCCTGAGACCGCACCCCACGCTTGACCGACCGAGAGGTCTCGCCACGAGGCGGGTTCCATCAAACGCTTAAAGCGTGGCAGCAATAGTTGATTCATCGTGTCATCTCCTCGCATGCACCTTGGGCAAGAAGTGCCTGATAGTGCGCATTACCCACCAGCTCGTCGTGTTTACCGACCACAGCAATGCGCCCGCGTTCCATGACGACGATTTGGTCTGCCCCTCTGATCGAGGCCAGTCGGTGGGCGATCACAATCACGGTTCTGCCTTTGGCAAGAGTCGAGAGAGCTTGTTGGATTTTCGATTCCGATTCCGGGTCCGCCATCGCCGTCGCCTCGTCCAACACCAACACTGGGGCATCAACCATGAGCGCCCGGGCGATCGCGATACGGGCTGCCTGCCCGCCCGAAACGTGGGTATCCTCACCCAACACAGTGTCGTAACCATCTGGCAGGCTCATGATGAACTCGTCGATCTGCGCCGCCCGCGCCGCCTGCCGCACCTGATCCAAGGTTGCGTCTGGCGCGCCTAGGGCAATGTTGTTGTGGATGGTGTCGCGAATAAGCTGTGCATCTTGCAGGACGAATGCGACCGTCGAATACAACACATCCTGGGAAATGCTCTTTAGATCAACCCCGCCAATAGTGATCGTGCCAGCGTCCGGGTCATCGAAGCGGGCAATCAAACTCGCCAACGTCGACTTTCCCGCACCCGAAGGCCCAACCAGCGCAGTCACCGTCCCCGCCGGAATTCTCAGGCTCACCTCGTCTAACGCTTGGGTCTCGTCATAGGCATACGACACACCCCGAATCTCAATATCATGACCCTTTGGCGTCTGCGGCGCATCGGGCTGACTCAACGCCGGTAGCTCCATGACGTTCACCAACCTCACTGCCGCAGACCCTGCGAGCTGGTACGACCAGGCGATGGTTGCGATTGCCATCAACGCTCCCGGCAACACCAAGGCGATCAACGTGGTCGTTATCACCTCGTAGATGCTCACCCAACCGGCGTTCATCATCAACGCGCCACCGCCAAGGTTCACGATCAACAACACCGGGATCGACACCCACGAAAATGAGGCGACCGACATCGACACCAGCGGCATACACCACGCCCGGTAGAACTTAGAAAACTCGTTAGCTGCATCTAAATAGGCTTTATGTGCTTGGCCGACCTTGCCGAACGCTTTCACCACTGAGATACCGGCAACGAACTCGGCCATCGTTGCCGAAACCTGAGCGAGCTTGGTGTCCATTTGCGCGGTCTTCTCATTCATCCCACGCATCGACATGCCATACATGCCCACATAAATCGGAATCGTCGCAATCGACAGCAGAGCGAGCCGCCAATCCACCACGAACGCATAGGCCAACAAGGCGAGCGGGGATACGATCGCGTTCAGTTTCTCAATCGGCCCGTGCGCAATCACTGTGTGCACCGTGGCCGTATCATCCTGAATGGTCTTGCGGATCTTTCCCTCACCCTCGCGGGTAAACCACGACAGCGGAGCAGTCGACATGCGGGCGGCAATCTGGCGGCGCATTTGATTACGCAACGACAGGTCAATAAAATGCGTCACGCCCAATGCAACAAAATATAAGGTCAACCGGGCCATGTATGCGCTGACGAGGAGCATCACGATCCAGTTCACCCGCGCCGGGTCCACCCGGTCTTGCATCAGCGCAGCTCCCAGCTCCACCAAAGCCACATAGGGTGCGATAGCCAACACACCAGAGGCGAACGCTAAGACCTGCGCGACAAACAGTTTGCCTTTCACTGGCTGCGATAGCTGACGGATCGCGTTCTGGCCAGCGACAGATTTTTCCTTCGCCGACCCATACTCGCCTTCAACAACCTGATCCATTACAATATCGTCCACGCAAACACCATCCTTATTAGATAAGGGTAACCTTACTTTATTTCTGGGAGGTGTACCTAACCGTGCACGTCAACTGATATGAGCATCACCCTTTCAGGGCAATCCTCACCTGTTCACCGGTGCGGAACACGAACCGGATCCCGTCCTCGTCTACGATGGCGTGGTCGATGAGAGCGCTCCACTGTGAGGGGCGGAACTCGCTCACAGGTTCGCCCGTGAGATCGTCGAGGGCTGTAGTCACGGCCGCATGTTTGGCTGTCTTTGCTGTGATGTCGGCTTCGAGGCTTGTTTTACGTGCGAGTGTCTTACGGTAGGCAGTATCGAGTTCGGTGTACTTGTTTTGGTAGGCGTCCTGGTCGAGCGCGCGTTGCTGGTTTTCCGCAATCAGCGCCTCGATTTGCTCGGTCAGCTCCACGATTTTCGCCTGGCAGGCGGCGGCCTGTTCTTCCAACCTGCTCGTATCGAACATGTCGCCAAGCACCTGCGGTAGCTGGCTTTGCTGCGGACGGCAGGCGATCAGTTGATTGAGCGCTTGGACGAAAGAATCCTTGATCTGCTCGTCTTTCACCGTCGCGCTGCTGCAGGGATGTTCGTCTGTGTATTTGTGGTTGCATTGCCATACTGTGTATTTGTATTTCGTGTTCGACGCCCACGTCTTACGCCCATACCACGCCCCACACTGAGAACATTTCAGCCTGGTGGAGAACAAGCCGACTTTCGCTGACGATATGTTGCCATGCCTGGTGGCGAGTTCGTATTGCACCTGATCCCAGATGCGCGGTTCGATAATTGGCTCGTGATTGCCTGTTACGTAGTATTGGGGCACTTCACCCTCGTTGACCTTCATCTTCTTAGTAAGGAAATCGGTGGTGAACGTCTTTTGAAGAAGGGCGTCGCCCTTGTATTTTTCGTTGGACAGGATGGAGCGCACTGTCGAGGTTGACCACACTTCTTTCCCGCGCGGGGTGAGAATCTTGCGGGCAGCGAGCTCGGTTTTAATCTCACTGATCGCCATCCCGTCAAGGAAAAGCTGGTAGATCAACCGCACGGCCGGAGCCTGCGTCTCGTCAATGACGAGGCTGCCATCCGCGCCTTTCTTGTATCCGAGTAGGGATTTGTAGGGAACCATGACTTTCCCATCGGCAAAACGTTTCCTGTGCCCCCAGGTCACGTTCTCGGAGATCGAGCGGGATTCTTCTTGCGCCAAGCTCGACATGATCGTGATCAATAGCTCGCCTTTGGCGTCGAAGGTGTAAATATTTTCCTTCTGAAAATAGACCTCGACACCTGCATCCTTGAGCTTGCGCACGGTAGTGAGCGAGTCGACGGTGTTGCGAGCAAACCGGGACACACTCTTGGTGAGGATCAGATCGATTTTACCTGCCAGGGCGTCATCGATCATGGTTTGGAAACCTTCGCGACGTTTCATAGAGGTGCCAGAAATACCTTCATCGCAGTACATGCCCGCGAACTGCCAATCATTACGTGAGCGAATATAGGTGGTGTAGTAGTCAATCTGAGCCTCGTAGGAGGAGGTTTGTTCTTCCATCTCGGTAGAGACGCGAGCGTAGGCGGCGACCCGCCTGCGTGCCGGTGCGCCAGATGAGGCTGTGAGATTCCCAAGTTTCTTTGTTGCGGGTATCGCGGTGACGGTGCGGTTCATGCCAGCCTCCCCTCACTGGTTAACCCCACTGGTGTCATGGTTCCATCCGCGAGGTGGAAGGTGAGCTGATGCTCGAAGGCCTCGATCATCACGATCTGCTCGCCAACCTGGACGGGGTCGAAACCCTGGGTGCCGAGCATGTCTGCGCAGGCTTGTTCGAGGAGTGTTTCGCGCAGGTTGTGCCCCCTACAGGGATTGCCGTTCCCGGTGCAGGCACTCCAGCAGCGCCAGAACTTGTATGAGGTTCCAGACTTGTAGGTGCGGGTTTTGCGTTGATAGTTCTTCCCACACGCGCCGCAGCAGATCCGCCCGGTGAATACGCCCGTGTTCTTTGACGGAGTGGCAGCCGGGCCCGCCTCACGCCTGTGCGCGATTTCTGCTTGCACCGCGTCAAACATCGCCTCATCAATGATCGCTGGGAGGGCTTGCTCGACCCAGTATCGCGGCAGCTCCCCGTCGTTGAAGGAGCGTGTGGGTGCTTGGATTGTGGGGCGGTACATTTTCTGTAGCATTTGGCAGCCCTTGTACCGCTCATTTTCGAGCATGCGACGAAACACGGATCCGTAGAACCGTCCCCCTCCCCGAGAGCGTTTACCTTCAGCATTGAGCATCGTCGCGGTTTTCTCCGGGCTGATCCCATCGAGATAATTGGCAAACAGTAAGCGCACGATCTTGGCTTCTTCTTCGACGATGGTGAACTGGCAGTCTGCCCATTGGTATCCATAGACAACGAAGGAGTTCGTGCCCCCGCTCTTGTACCGGTTGCGGATCGCCCATTTGACGTTCTGGGATAGTGAGCGTGATTCTTCTTGGGCGAACGAGGCCAGCAAGGTTAACAGCAGTTCCCCGTCAGCGCTAAGGGTGTCGATCTGTTCGCGTTCGAATCGCACGGCCACGCCCAGGTCTTTCAGCTCACGGACCGTAGCGAGCAGATCGACAGTGTTGCGGGCCAGGCGTGAGATCGATTTACACAACACAATATCGACAACCCCACTCCTGGCTGTGTCCATCAGGTCGGCCAGGCCTTGCCGGGATTTCGTTGACGTGCCAGTAATACCCTCATCGGTGAACACGCCCGCATAGGCCCATCCGGGCGTGGACTGGATCAGGCGCGAATAATACGAAACCTGCGCCGATAGGGATGCTAACTGCTCGACGGCGTTGGTTGAGACCCTCGCGTATGCCGCCACGTTGACCAGTTTCGGGGTCGGCGGCCGAACTGGTGTCACCACACTGATGTGTGCCACGTTTTCTCCTTTCGCGTTAGGTCTATACACGCTCTAAAGGCGGTGTTTATCCAGTCGTTTCGCCCACAATCTGTGGTTGATAGATCGGCGTCCACGCCTTCCATAACAACCGGTGAGCACGCTGATACTCTGCGGGTGTGAGCACGCCCCGCCCCGCCAGCACGCTCAACGTGTGAGAGTCCGTGATGAAGGCGAGTTCTCGGGCGAACACGTCAGGCTGTGTCATCTGATCAACCCGAGCCGTGAGAGCGTTCATGGTCGTCCGCCCCTGGTGCCAAAGCGAGCACGCACATAGCAGGCGTGACAGCAAAACTTTTGACCTGGTTTGTCCACGATCGCGAAGCGGCGTCCGCAGTGCGTACAGGTCTGCTCGCGCACAGGCTCGGTTTTCTGTCGATGCCGCCACGCTTTATGCCTGCAGGCGGGCGAGCAAAACCGAGCCCGAGCCCCTCCCTGTATAGGGCTGGCACACCACTGACACACGCGCTCGACCATCACCGGAGCGGCGTCAAGGTTTCGGGTTGTGCAGTACGAGCGGACCTGGTCACGAGTCAGGGCGCAAAACTCGGCAATCGCTTTATACCCCCAGCCCGCCGTGCGCAGGTTGCGGATACGTTGTTCATCAAGATCATTCACAGTGGGGTCACTCCCTTCACCCCACTGCCGACAAACCCCCGATTGTTAAATCCGTCCATGAAACGACGAAAAGCCCCGCCACCACCCATGACGGGTAGCAGCGGGGCTAAGTTTCGCCGGAGCAACGTGGGGTTAGTAGCCGAGCTTGGCATTCACGCGCGCCTGAACAGCGGCGTAGAGGTTGCCCAAGCGGCGCTTACGTTCCTCACCATTGCCATAGTCGCCACGGATCACGGCGTCGGCAAGCGCGTCAATGTTGGGCCCTGCTGGCTTCGCGGCAGGTGCGTTGCCAGAGAGCTTCTCGTTCACGCGAGCCTGAACAGCGGCGTAGTTGGCTCCGAGGCGGAGCTTACGCTCCTCCCCGTTCCCGTACTCGCCGCGAATCACCGCGTCGGCGAGGGCGTCGATGTTCGGTGCTGCAGGAGCGGGTGCTGGTGCGCTACCGCTCATCTGGTCATACCAAGACTGTGCGCGGGACATGTAGGCGGCATGCTGGGAACCAGCCAACGATGCCGGGCAAGCCGTGGCAGAGAAGTTTTTGTGCCCGAAGACGTTCTTGCCCCACTGGGGTCGGCCAAGGCCGTAGAACTTGCAGATCGCGGCGACGAGGTGTGCTCCGTTATCGAGGCACGCCTCCGACACAGCCCACGGGCTGGAGCTCACGTCCGCATGCTCGATGCCGATACTGGTGGTGTTGGCGGCAAAGTTGCCTGCATGCCAGGCGGTGTCGCGATCCCATACGAGCTGGCCGATTGTGCCGTCGGTTTGGACTTGGTAGTGGGCGGAAGCTGGACGGGTTTGCCACACGTCGTAGCAGCCCCTAATGGTGAGGTTTCCGGCGTTGTGGTGGATGATGACCTTATCGATGCGCCTGCCGTTGCGGCCGGGTGTGTAGTGTGTGTTCATGATGAGGTCGATGTCGGCCTCGAGCGCGAGCCAATTCTTCATGACTGGTTCTCCTTTGTATTTTCAGTGGTTGTTTCGGTCAGTGAGGGTCTTGTTTCGGCGCGGTTGGCGATCGCATCGAGCGCCCCACGCATTTGGGGTGGGACGGGTAGGCCGAGGCGGGTGGCGTTTTCGACCAGGGAGATGCCTTCGTTGGATAGGTAGAAGAAGATGACCGCCGCACGTAGCACGCCGGGTGCTCCGAGAATATGGACGTCGATGAGGTGGGCGAGGCCGACGAGGGTGAAGATGAGGATTTTGCGGCTGATACCCCTAAAACCGACGGATGAGCTGAGGCGGCGCTCGTTGATGGCGGCCAGCACCCCGGTGATGTAGTCGGCGATAGCGAAGACGATCAGCGCATAGACGAGGCCGTCGAGCCCTCCAAGATAAGCGGCGAGCCACGCACCAATACCAGCGATGCCGGTTTGGATGGCGTGCCAGATGGCGTGTAGAGACATGAGAATGATTCCTTTCGTGGGCATAAAAATTGCCCACACCCATCTGGGGTGAAGGCATCAAAAATTGGTGTAGCACTGGGCTACATGGTCGGGTCAGTGAGAACTTCGAGAATCGGCTCTGTCAGATCAATCGACGCGACCTGTGGCACTGGGAGTTCTTGGGCTTCGATGGCCTCTGCTGGTGGTGCGGGCGTGGCATCGGATTCGATCGGGACGATGGGTAGCTGTACTTCTTCGCTAGACGTTGACTCATCATCTGAAACGTCGGTCATTTCTGTGTCCTTTTCTTCCTTGGCCTTCATTGGCCACCCTTGGTGATGGCGTCGTAGAGAACGTCGTAGGCTTCCGCCGCCACGCCAGACAGTTCACCCTCATAGCCGTCAAGAAGTGCTTTCACGTCCTTGTCGTGGCCGTCGTAGGTGGGACCCGACACTTCCGCAACCGAGGTCAGCAGATTCTGGCGGGCTTCGAGGAATTCACTGGCTTTGTCGGGGTCGGCGAGGACGAACGTGCCATCGTCGGCGAATATCGGGCGGCCGTTCTCGTCGAGTGTTGCGAATTGGGTGACGAGGTCGTATTCGTCTTCCCCGAACCGTGCAATCGCTTCCTTCACTAGCGTGAGGAGTTTCGAGCGAGCACGGGACTGCGCCGCCTTCAACGGCATATTGGTGAGTAGGTCGGCGATGGGTTGCAAATGGTGGTTGGCGAGCATGATCTTCATGAGGGTTTCCTTTTACTTATGCGAGGTTGGTGGACATGGCCGACAGGCCTGTGTTGGAGAAGTACCGCCACGTGATGTTCGAGCCGGTTCCGGAGATGGATGTGATCCACCCTTGATTGAGCAGGCTGAGGATTGCGTTCATCCTCGACATCAAATCCTTGGTGCGATCAAAGAGACGGGTCATGTTGTAATACGACCCGTTGGTTACGACCATCAGGTCGTAGGTGTGAAACACGACCTTCGCCAGCCCATTGCTCGACGCCCACCCGGCGTAGGTGCCTTTCCCGGTGAGCGTGCAGTCTTGCAAGGTCACGTAGCGTGAGCCGGTGGTGTAGAACTTGTAGCCGTTGGTGCGCAAGTCAGCACCGAGATGAATGCCGGCCTCGCCGTAGAAGCGTCCCTTCGGATCCAGGGTGAGGCAGGTGAAGTAGCCACCGCCGGAAACCGTCTGGTATGTCCAGGCCACATAGTCGCCTTGATAGGCGACCTGGTTGACGACGCCTTGCACGTCGGGCTTGTCCTTGTGGGCACGGCGTGCCATCTCCCCGATGTAGCGGGAGCCGTACCAGAATTTCATCCCGGAACTGGAGATTGTCCCTTCCAAGGTGGAGCCGTTATACCACGCGATCTGCGTCGGCGAAATACGGATCGACTGGTTCCATCCGGCCAAGCCCACTTGGATCGCGTTGGTCGCGAGCTTGTCAGCCGAAATCGAGCGCGCCCCAATCCGAGCCGCCGACAACGTCCCAGTGGTGATCTTCCCAGCATCCAGCGCAGCGATCTTCGCCGACGTGACCGCCGCGTCCTTGATCATCGCATTGGTGATGTATCCGTTGGCGATCGTCAACTTGTCGGACGTGATCGATCCGGCGGCAATCCGCCCAGCAGCCAAATAGTCTGAGGTGATCTTCGAGGCCGAGAGCGACCCGGTTTTCGCGTCGGTGATCGCGGCGTCTGCGATTTGTGCGGTGCCGATGGCGGCGTCTGCGATGTGTGCTTGGCTGATCGCTTTCGACCCGATCATCGCGGCACCGACCGGTGTTTGTTCCCATTGGTTGTTGGTGAGGATGTATTGGCGGGCGATCACGCCGTCTACGCGCACTTGCCATAGCGCGCCCTCCGGTCGGCCAGCCGCGTCCGCTACGTTCGGGTCAACAACGGCAACCGTGAGCCGCCCATCCGAGGTAACCGCAACGTCGTGGGCATCCTGCGCCAACTGGGTAGCACCAGCGGCAGCAGACTTGGCCTGGTCGATCTCCACCTGCGCCGAAGCCATCTGAGTGGCGACAGCATCGGCGGCGGTTTGTGCGTCTTGTGCGGCGGCGAGGGCGTGGTCGACCTCTGCGCGGGCGGCGTCGAGTTCCGCGGTGATCTGTGCATGGTTCAGATCAGTAGCGAGTGCCACCCAGCCGGGCTGCCTGGTGTCGGTGAGCCGGTAGATCCAGATTTCGGTGGTTTCGCCGTTTTGTCGGAACCACGTGTCACCCAGCCTGGCATTGGCGGGCTGGATCCTGCCGTAGTGGTTGGTGTTCTTCCCATCCGCACTAGCCAACGCGAACCCTGCCGCATCCGACGCAGCCACCGCCGTGCTGATGGCGGTTTTGACTTGCCGGGTGACAGACGTGAACTTCCGAGCTACGGTTCCAAGTTCGACCGAGATGTACTGGAGCGTGAGCGGGTTGTACTCGTAGGCCACTACCCGCGCCGTGAGCGCAATCCCAAGATCGGTGTGGCGGACGGTCACCGTGTCACCAATTTCGACGGTTTCTAGCCGTGCGAGGTCTGCGTATTCACGGGTTTGTGAAAGGTCAGTGAAGCGGATCTTGTACGAAGCGGACGGCTCATCCACATGCTTGGCGCTGAATTCTGCCGCCGCTAGACGTCGCAACTGCGCGTGGGCTTGGTCGAGCGGAAGCTCGCCTTCACGCGGGTTGTCTTTATCAGTAATGGCTTTGACTTGTCCGTAGCGGATGACGCGGATACGCGGCACCACATAATCGCCCAACTTCGGCGAATCCACATAGAGTTCAGGCAAGAGTAGGCCGTCGTAGCCGACCGGGAGAATCCGTGTCACCACCGTCGAAAAATCGATAGCCGATTCGAAGCCAGTGAGGTTCTTGCGGTCACGGATGACCACCCCGTGGTTGGCTCCACGCATGGGCCCGTGGTGAATGTGCCAGTTGTCCCGGGTGATCTCACCGCCCCAACGCGCAGCGAACGTGTTGTCCTCGCCCGCATCCATCAGAGCTTGGGCGATGGGCATGCGCACCAACCGCGCCGAAGACCTAGTCACCGTATCCGACGAGGTAGCAGTAAACCCGTGCTTAGTGTTTGCCGCGCCAAGGATTTGAGTGAGTGCGCCTTTCGCGGTTTTGTTGACCACGTAGGTGTCGGCGATGAGGTTCGCCGCCAGATCATAGAAGACATGAAACGCCGTTACTTCCAGCAAACCTTCGATCGTGGTGACGACCTCGCTAATCCGGAAACCCTGACGTTGCTCCAACCCTGGCACGGGCGCTGCCACAATGTTCTCAAGTACGAGGTGCGTGGCTGCAGGTCCATCTGCTGGGTAGGTGAAGGTCAAGGAGAATTCGCCACCTAGTTCTTCAGTCACGATCGGGTTGATGATCTCCCGATCCAAGACTCCTAGCCCGGTGGTGGTGAATGTCGTGGCGGTGCGGTCGTGAACCGTAATCATGAGAGGCCTTCCAAAGACAACAGTGGCCACCCCACGAAGGGATGACCATCGGAACTTGCGTGAGTTGGGTGTTAGGGGTTGCGCCAGTTCGGCGTGATCACGATCTTCGAGATACCAGCGCCGAGCGTGATCCGATTGACCCCAGGCTTCAAAACTGGGAAGGCTTCACTGAGCGCATCGGTCTGGACTTTCCCGTGGGCGTGTGCGACGAGACGCGCGCTGTCGAGCGTGACGGAGCCTGCTGGCGAATTCACCTGATGTACCGTTTTGTTCACCGTCAACGAGAGCATGCCCGTGCCTGTAACAGTGATGATCGGATCCGCATCAAGTAGGCCAGGGTTGGTGATCGTCCCCGACTCCGACATTATTAACGGCTTCAAACCCTCGGTCAGGTAAGTGAAGGGCTGGCAGGTCAGGCGTGCGGTGAAGAACCCCCACCCCGACAGCTCCCGGCGCAGTTCGCTCACTTTGCAGTGCTTAACCTTGCGGTAAACACCAGGCTCGGCAGTCAACGCAATCGTCGAAGCGCCCGTCAGCTCATGGGCGGCTTTCCGGTATTGGTGGAGCCCGTCACGGATAGGCACCGCGAGTTCAAGCTCGAGTTCGGTGTCCTCCCAGCCTATAAACCTGGTCAGGGTTCCGGCGCGGCCTTCGATCTCGATATCGTTCACCGCACGGACGGCGGCGGGTATCGCAACCGGGGCGGTCAAGCGCAGACCAAGCGACGTAGAGGTCACCGTGTCGTTCAAGGTGAACCCATACATTAGTAGCCTCCTGCCATCACGGTCTGCCGCCGATCAAGACGAGCAAGTTGTTTGTCGAGAGCGGGTGCGAGTTTGCCGACCAGCGTCCCATCCGACAACGTCACGCTAATTTCCAGCGAAGACAGGATGCGCTTTGCTGTGGCATCGACGATGCTCGCGACATCCACACGCTCACTATCAGCACCGCCACTCGTATCGCGATTGATAGCTATGGGTTGTGGGGTGAGGTCAACGGCAGGTACCTGCAGGTCTGCCACTGCGTCGATCGGTACATGAAGTCCGTCTTCAAGCTCGCTGAAGGCGTCCATCGTGTCCCTAGCCAAACCAGTGGCAGCAGTGACAGCCTTGTTGCCATCGATTTTGATGGAGCCTGCGAGGCCTTCGACGAGCATCCGTCCTGCCCAGGCCATCTTGCGAGACGGTGAGTGGATGCCGAAGAAGCCAGTGATGGAGTCCCAAATCCCGCTTGCCCAGTTCGAGACCGAATTCCACAACCACCCCGCCAGGGATTGGATTCCGTTCCACAGGCCGTAGACGAGGTTTTTGCCCGCCTCCGCCATCTGCCACATGCCCTGGCCAACGGCCGAGACGATGCCGGTAATGATCTGCGGGATTGCTGCGACGATCGTGGAAATGATCTGGGGTAACGCCCGCACGAGTGCCGTCAAGAGTTGGATGCCTGCTTGGACGAGTTGCGGGATAGCCCCACCAATCGCCGACACAATACTTGCGATAATCTGCGGCAACGCGGCCACAATCGTTGTAATGATCTGTGGCAACGCCCCAATCAACGCCGTCAGCAGTTGAATGCCTGCGTCGATGAGCTGCGGGATCGCACCCACCACGCCGCTGACGATCGCAGTAATAATCTGCGGGAGTGCTGCGACGATTGCTGTGATGATCTGTGGCAACGCCCCAATCAACGCGGTCAGCAGCTGGATTCCTGCTTCGATGAGCTGCGGGATCGCGCCCACAAGGAACGTGACAATCCCGGTGACGACCTGCGGGAGGGCTTCAATAATCACGGGGATTGATGCGATGAGACCTTCGGCAAGTCCGGTGATGAGCTGCAACGCCGCATCAAGAAGCAATGGCAGGTTATCGACGAGCCCTTGGACGAGGGCGACGAGCATTTCCACCGCCGCAGGAACCAGTTCCGGTAGTGCTTCGCCGATACCAGCAACCAGGGTTGCGATGATCTGAATCGCCGCCTCCAACAAAGACGGCAACGCCTCAATGATCGCCTCCACCAGCGCGATAATCAGCGTCACCGCCGTCTCGGCCACTTGTGGGAGGACTTCGATGATGCCCTCTAACAGGGCGGTGAGGATGGACATGCCGGTCTCGACCACCATCGGTAGCTGCTCAGCAATAAATGCGAGGGCTTCCTGTAAGACTTGGCCGAGGGTGTCGATGAGTGCGGGTGTTCCGCCTTCTTCAAACGCTGCGGTCAGTTCGTCGATCCACCCGTTGACCATCGGCAACACCGAACCCGCCAACGCCTCCGACAGACCACCAGCCAACAACCCCTTGAGATTTTCCACCCCATCCTGCATCGTCGCCAACTGGCCGCTAAAGGTCTTGGATTGGGCGTCCATAGCCCCGTAGAAACGCCCGCCTTCAGCAGTAGCACTGGCGAATGCGTCAGCGACCATATCAGCGCTGATCGCGCCCTTCGCCATATCCTCTTTCAGTTCACCAATCGACTTGCCAGTCTTACGCGAGATTTCCTCCAGGGGGTTGAAGCCGGCGTTGATCATCTGCAGCAAGTCCTGACCAGTCAACTTGCCAGTCGAAGACATTTGGGCGAAGGCGAGCGTTAGCGACTCCATCTTCACCGCATCACCTTGGGAGATATCGCCGATTTCGTTCAGGTGCTTTTTCGCATCCTCAAGGCTCATTCCGAAGCTCAGGAGGGTCTGCATGTTGCCCGCGAGGTCCTCCATACCAAACGGAGTCTTCGCCGCCTCAACCTTCAGGTCATTGACCAGTTTCTGAGCCTTGGCTTGATCACCCAGCATCGTGGTAAACGAGGTGGTGTATTGCTCCATGCGGGCGTTGTATTCCACGCCTTCCTTCAAGGCTCCGGCCATGCCGCGCCCAATACTGGCGATCGCATGCCCGATACCCTTGACCCCGGCAATGATGGCTTCGGAGGCGAGGTTGGCTTTCAACACGTCGCCGAAAATGCGGGTCTTGGAGCTGGTGGTGTCCATCTCGTCCCCGAGATCATCCACCGCGCCCTCAAGACGTCCTGCGTCCTTTGCCGCGCCCTTGGCATCGTCACCGGCACCGTCAGCCTCGTCCCCGAAATCCGACAGGGCGTCATTATTCGATTTGAGTTCGCCTTCAAGCCGGTTGAGTTCAGCGCCTGCGTTGTTGAGCTGGATCTGCCAATTCTTCGTCCGGCTATCGTTCTCACCAAAGCTCGTGGCGGAGTTTTCGAGTGCGGCGCGCAGGGTCTCAATCTTCGACTTTTGAGCCTCAATCTCTTTGCCTAAAACCTGGTTACGAGCCGTAAGCGCTGAAGCGGACTTATCGTTCCTATCGAACTGAGAAGCCACCAACTTCATCTCGGATCCCAAAACCCGCATCTCACGATTAATATCCGTGATCGCGCGCTTAAACTCCCGCTCACCCTCAAGTCCAATCTTCAAACCAAAAGACGAATCAGCCATGAGTGTTTACCTTTCTTTCCGGTAACGACAGTTATGGGATAATCAGTGAACGAACACGTAAAAGCGAAAGGGCATATATGGCAAAGAACAATGCGCGAGTGCGTAACTGGTTAATGCTGGTAGCCGTTGGGCTATTATTTGCAGCTATCTGTTTTGCTATTTTCGGGTTCACGCACGTGATTTCACCGGTCACCGCTATCGGAAATGCTGCTGGTTTTCTGATAACTAGCCTGGTTGCAGGTTTTTTCGCGCTGCGTAAATGAGCGATGCGCAAAAGGTAGTGTTCTTGCACGGGTTGGGTGAAACCCGTGATGTTTGGAACCCAGTAATAAAACAGCTGCCACAAACCGAGTGCATATCTCTAGACGTTTTGACAACGAAACCGCCGCTGGCTTCTTGGTTGCTTGAAGACGTATGCGCCCAGATTGCTAACTCGCTGACCGAACCAGTGCACCTGGTCGGGGTATCGTTGGGCGCAGTGATTGCTTTAAATATCGCGCTCACCCATCCGGGCAAGGTGTCCTCACTGTTTGTTTCAGCTCCGCAAGCTAAACCCCCAAAACTGTTGATGAATCTGCAAAAGACACTAATGCGAGTTCTACCAACAAAATGGGTCTGTCCGCCGCAGCTTAGCAAACCTGAGCTGGTGGGCGTGCTCGATAGTTTGAAAGATTTAGACCTTACTTCGCAGCTTCCAGCTTTATCTATGCCCGTAACTGTGGTTTGCGGCAGCAAAGATAAAGCAAACCTGCCTGCAGCCCGCAAAATCGCCGGCCTTATCCCCACAGCTCACCTAGAAGTGATCCAAGGTGCAGGGCACCAGTGGCACGCCGCCCATCCTCAGCTATTCGCCTGTTATCTCACGAAACATTTAGATCGCTAAACCCCAGCAGGAATAATATCGTCGATAAACCAGATGCGTTTCGGCTGGGCTCTGCCGGTTTCGATACGCCAGCAATCCACCAGGTCCAATAGTTCACCGAATATGGTCAGCTCGATTTGCATGCGGGTCAGTCCCAGGTGGGCGAGCCCGATATAGGTCAGGCGGGTAAAGATTGCCTCGTCACTATCTATTAAGTGTCCTTTTTCTTGGTTTGCCCTTTTGGGTCTGGGGTCTCGGTCATGATTGCTCGCCGGGTGCCGCGTTGGAGTGCCTGGGCGATAGCCTCTCGGTAGTCAGCTAAATCTGCAGGCACAGTTAGTAACTCCACTGCTTCTGCGGTCAGCTCTGGGCGCTTATCGTCCGGATGGGTGAGGTTGTGTATTTGTACGGACTGGTTAGCGAGCAGGGCGATGAGCCAGATTACGTCACCGAGTGACTTATCCATATCTTCGCTAGTTTCCAGGGCTTGACCTAAATGTTCTAGCCCTCCGTAACGTTGAGCTATAAGGCGGGTCGCACGGGTAGTGAGGACAAGCTCGTATTCTTGACCTGCGATAGTGATTGTCGCGCTTTTTAAAGAGGTGCTGGCCGGGCTGGTTTGGGTTTTCGCTGTCATGGCTTACCTGCATTTCTAGTTGTTTGTCGGTTTAATGCTGGTTGTAGCGGCAGGCTCATACACCTGCCTGTACCAGTTGGAGATCGTCTCAGCTTTCACGCCGGTGGCTCCTTCGGTGACTTCGGCTTTCCACGGGTGCTTACCGGTAGCGTCTGGTTTGTTACGCCGCAGAATCGTTCCCTCAATACTCGGGGTAGAGAACGTGATCGAATCAGCTTTGGTCGCCAGCGTGGTTCCCGGCAGAGCAAATTTGACGCGGTAAAGCCAAAATACTGGTACTTCCCGTTAGAGCGTGCAGCTCTAAAACCAATAGCCACGGGTGCGCCACCATCCTCAGAAGTACTGATAAGTACCCCGTTCGCGTCCAGTCTCGCACCAGTTAAGGCAGCTGCAGCCTCAGCCCCGAGATCATCAACCCCAAGAGTGAGCGTTCCAGATTTGAATTCCTTGACAATCTCGGATGCCCCGTCATCGGCATACAAAATTGCCTCAGCCACCTCCACAGA